TGCCGCTGCGGCGTCGTCGATTTCCCGGCGGCGTCCATCGTCGACGTCAGCATCCGCAAATCCTGCGGGCCGAGCTGGGCGAGGCGGCGGCGTCCGACCGTCGGGATGATCCAAGTGCGCACGGTAGCCGCGTACGCTTTGTACGTGGACGGTTTCATGGATTTCTCGCCGCGTGCGAGCCATTCGGTGGCCCATGAGGCGACGGTGGCTCCGGCGCGCACGCCGTCGGGCGCTGCGCCTTCCTTCGCGAGCTGCTTCCGCTTGACGGTCAGCTTGTCCCAGCAGCGCTGCTTGTTTTTGTCGGTGACGGTGATCCGGCGGCGGGTGCCGCGCGCGGTCCATCCGGCTTCGAGGACGCCGACCCACCGGTCGTCGCTTGTGCGGTGGTAGAAGCTGCCCTCGCCGTGGGGCAGCTGGTATTTGGGGCGAGCCATTCCCGTGATCCTTTCTTTTAGCCATTCTTTTAGCCATTGTGGGCGTGTTCCCAGCGTACCACCACGGCTTTTCGCAATGCCAAAAGCGTCATCTTTTGGCGGTATTCTGCGGGTTTGCGCGGTTCTAGTCTATCGCATGGCGTTATCAACCCGATGTCCCTAGGGTGGTGAGCGAGTTCTCTCTCCTATCCCATCGACTTTCGCGCGCGCTCGCGGTTTGCATCTCGAACGTTTCGGCTCTTGCTACGGACGCGAAAGGGGCCGTTTTTAGCCAGTCTTTTAGCCAAACTGCACGAAAGCGGTACACGATTGCGCTGGCGATAGTGTGGGGGTAGTGCTGGGGTTTTTCGCAACGGCGTGATGCGCGTCACTTTTCGCCACAAGGGTTTGACGTATGCACATCACGCCTATAGACTAGAAGCGTCAGCGAGGGGGACGGTACCCCAGCAAGACAGAAAGGACTGATCCAAATGGAAACCAAAGAACTCATCGAAGAAATCCAGGTAGCAGTTTCTCTCAAGGACTACCTCGACAGATACACGAAGACCGAAGGGAATACGGTGGTTTCAAACCACCAGCGCTTCGTAGAAGTCACAAAAGACCGCGAAGGCAACCTCCGCATCGTCCCCGGAATCGCCTGGCCCAACGACTCGGGCCGCGCCGCCCTCGACTACGAGGGAATGAAAATCATCCCCTCCAGCGCCGAATCCGACAACTACGATGAGGCAATCGTCGACCACTTCGCCGATTACCTTCTCAGCTGGCAGGAAGACTTCGACTTCCCCCGAGAAATTCTCGACGATATCTACGAAAGGGTGGAAGTTGAATTCCCCGAAGCCGAGATCGAGGAAACCGAAATCTTCGCCGACGAAGACGGGTCCGCCAAGGGAATCGAAGTCGGAGGATTCGGTGTGTCGATCGACTTCCAGGATTTCGAAGGTGCGGGATTCTATTTCATCTCCACCTACTACCGCGAGGACGGGGAGCCCGCCCCCTACTTCGATCAAAATTTCCAGGATTCCCTCGAGGGGAACGAGCTTGCCGACGATCAAAGGAAGTCTGATCTCGCCGCAAAGTACGCTAACTGGTTGATCGGCGAGATCCGCGCCGCAGCCGAGTAAACGAAGGAAGCGGGGGAGCCCTAGGGCTCCCCCGCACTACAGAAAGGAATCAAAATGACAGGTGCAACGCTCGCCTTTCGGCGGCGGGCGATGGGCATCCCGAAAGGCCACGTCGCCTCCCGGCTCGGCGTTTCGAAGGACACGCTCAACGATTGGGAGGCTGGGCGTGTCCCCGTCCCCGACGACACCGCAGAGTCCGTCACCGAATGGTGGAGGAGGTTCGTCGACCGGGTAATGTCCGGGATCGACGGGACGCTCGAACTCCTCTTCGAAGAGGGCGAGGAAGCGTGCGAGGGCGTGACCATCTACGCCTACCGCACGCCCGAAGCGCACGCTGCGGACAACGGCGACGGCGAGACGCTCTATGAGCACTCCGCCGTCGTTGCGGCTATCATCACCGGGCTGGCGATGCACGACGTCGCCGTCCGGGCCGAATGGAAGGAGAATATTAAATGAGCGATGCTGCTGCGCTCGCGGACGTCGCCGCGACCTACAGGGACGCCCAGAAAGTCGCCGACGAAGCCAAAGACGTGCTCATGCTGCGCGTGCAGCGTGCGTGGCAGGGCGGGCAGACGGCGACGGAGATCGCGGAGGAGACCGGCGTCCACCGGCTCACCATTGGTAAATGGGTGGCCGGGTTGCGAAGCGAGGGAGGGCTTTCGGGGACCGACGTCGCCGAGCTGCGCGGCGTCGTTGATTGTCCGGCGGAGTGGTCGGCGCTCGTGCGGCGGATCGTTGATCGGAGCCGTGGCGTGTCGATCGCCGATTGCTCTCGCGCGTCTGGGATCTCTGTGGAGGCCGGGTACGCCCGCCTCCACGATTATAAGTGACTCGCCCCACACCTACAGGCTTGCAGTGCGTGCTGCAAGCCTGTAGACTAATAGTGTCAGCAAGGGAAGGTCCCAGCAAGACAGAAAGGAAGATCGAAATGATCGCCTACAGGATCCAAGATAAAGACCGCAACGTCGCCGACCTCACCGTCGCCGAGAACCAGTGGTCCTACCCCATGGGCGGTGCGGATGAGGAAGTCCGCCGGGGCGTCAGCGGGTGCCGGACGCTCGCTGAACTCGCCGCCTACGTCGCCACATCCGGCATCGACGCCGGATCCCCGGTCCTCGTCAAGATCGAGGGACCCAAGTCCTCCGACCGCCCCGTGGACGCCGCAGAGGGTGAGGTGCTGATCCTCCCCGAGGCCGCCGAAGTCATCGACGACGACGAGGAATTCTTCGAGGTTGTCGGCGAACTTGTTGACATGTTCTACTCTGGAGCGGACTTCGACGACGTTCTCGAAGCCGCCGAGGATAGGATCTGAGATGGACTACAGGAACTATGAGGCCCGCGCCGCAGAGACGGCGTGCTGGCCCTGGTACGGGGAAGTCGCGTACGACTCATCCCCGCGAGTTCTCCTCCCGGAAAAGGGGTACAGGAGCGTAAGAAAACTGGTATACGAGGCGGTGACCGGCAGAAACGCCCCGCCCCGCCTCTTCCCCGTCGCGTGCGGGAACCCCGCATGCGTGAACCCGTCGCACATGTCGGAAACCCGCGTGCCGTATGAGCTGGAAGACGTCGACGCGGACGCCATGTGCTCCCGTGGGCATTCCCTGAGGGAGTACGGGCGGAGGATCCGTACCACCGGGGTAGTTCAGTGCCGAATCTGCGCCGCAGACGCCCATCGCAGAAGCCGTGCAAGGGAAAGGGATCTGCTGGGCGTGATCCCTGAGAAGTACGTCGACGTTTTCACGGACGATGTTGTGGAGGCTCTTCGTGGAGCGAAGCCGAAGCACTGGCCCATGCTGGTGCGGTGGCTTTGTGCCATGCACCCTGGACTTACCCAAGTGGCGTGCTCGCACGTCACGGGGATCACTCAGGCAGCGGGAGCTGGCCGCCTGAGAAGCGGGGGGCAGGGGATGATGTCTCCGAGCGAGTGGCTGAAAAACCATCGCTAAACGAAAGCAGAGGGGGGACCCAATGGGTCCCCCCTCGCAGTCAACGCACTAGGAGTTCAGGTCCTAGTGCCGTCGCATAAACCCGGCACAGCACGCACAGCTACCCCGGGAGCTAGAACACCATCTGGTGCACCACACAGCTTAGCAGGCGCTCGCGGGCTAGTCCAGCCCGCCTTTTTCTTTTATGCGGTTGATACGCTGGTGCAGGAGCTCATGCTCCCGCGCCGACTGCTCCGTGAGCTGCTGAACGTCCCGGCGCAGCATGTCGATCTGCGTCTCGTTCCGCGTGTCGCGATCCGCACGGTCGCGCCGCTCCTCGTCATGCTTTTTTGCGTGATCTTCGCGCCACTGCGTGTCTTTTGCGTCCGATTCATCGATCGAGAATTGCACTTTTTCCAGCCCGGCAATCACTCGGTCAAGATCATCGCGCAAGTTCGTCGCGTGCGTGTTGTTCACCTGGACGGCGGCAGACTCGGCGGCCGTAGCCGCCCGAGCCACGTCCGCCTTCGTCTCCTCATGCGAGGCTTGAAGCCGGGTGAGTGCCCGGCGGACCAGCACGCCCACCCATAACGCCACACCCGACAAGAGGGAGACCGTAGCGCCGATGAACTCGGGGTTCACGAGCAGCTTTTCCATGAGACTCACCCGGCGTCGCCTCACTCGCCCAGCGTGCGCGGCTCGATATCCCCCGGACGCTTGCCTGGGTTGATCGCCCGCTCGATCCCGTCAAGGATCCCGGATGGCTTCAGCGCCGAGAACGCGGTTTGCCCGGCGATAGCCACCGTTAGGAGCACGCCCGCGATCGCCTGCCACTTGGCGGGGTAGGACTGGGCGAAAAGAACTCCAGCCGTGACGACGGCATAGAAGATCCCGGCGACGGCGGTCTTCGCCTTCGCGGACCAGCCCACGCGGTTCAGGACCGCGATAATGAACGGGGCGACGACGCCCGCAAGAGCGGGCACCGTGAATTGGTCAATGCTCATTGAGCTTCCTTTCTTTTACTTGTTGTTAAGCGCCTGAACGGCGTCGCGGGAATGCTCATTCGCACCCCACGCGTTCTGTGCGGTCTGCCCGAGGGCGGTCAGCGTATGATCGACCACTTGTTCGATGTGATTGACCTTCTGCTCGAGGGCGTACGCGCGCTGAGCAACGTCGCCAAGGGATTGCAGCGTCAGGTTCGACTGCTCCACCAGCTGAACCAGTTGCTTTGCCTGCTCTGGAGTCAACTCCTCCACCTCCTCTCCGCCAACAGCCGCGACCGAAGAATTTCCCCGCGTGTAATCAAGCTGGACGTCATGATAGAAACCGGCCCAGCCAAGGTATATCGCGGTGTCGTCCGTGAACTCTGGGATCGAAATTTCCGATACCACCGGATGCCCTCGTTCGTCAGACGAAGAGATCGCCTTCCCGCCGCCAAGAGAAAGTGCCACGTGCCCATACTTGGCGTTCTTGCCCGTCAGCGCCCAAAACACCGGCACCCCGGCTGGCGGGTAGAAATCCCCCGGGTGCTTGTCACCAGCGGCTTCCCACGCGACCTTCGCCGACGGGTAGATGCTGTCAAGGTCGAGCGCCTGCCTGACGAAAGACTCGCACCTCCCGCTCCAAGCGGTAGACCCCTTCCACGCCTTAGCCCACGCGATCGCCGCTGCCGGGTCACGTGGCATGCTTGATCAGCTCCCCGACGTTCTTCGCCAGCTCGGCTAGAAGCTGATTGGCGTTTTTGAGCTCTTCACGGATTGCGTTCAGAGTGTTCTCGTTGCCGACCCTGGCGGCGTTGAACGTCGTCAACAGCGGCAGAATAATATTATCGAGGGCGTAATCAAGCTTCCCCGCCGCCGAAGCCGCGATCTGAAGCTGCCGCGCCTGCTCGCTATTCAATTCGTCTTCTCCTTCCTGAAGCCCGCCCCGCGCGAGCTCCACAATCCCCGGTATCTGAGGCACACGCTCAGGCCCCGGACACACTTTCCCCGGCGCGCCAGACCACAGCTCACCGCCGGTCTGGCTCACGCCAGCAGACCTCTGCGACCGCGACGCGGGCACGCCAAGCGCATGCCAGCCCACGCCCCGCTCCGACGCCGCCGACGAGCCCATAGTCCGCAGCGGATAGCCGTACCGCGCCGACGTCTCACGCACGATACGGGCAAGCGCCGAGACCTGCTGCTCAGTCCACCTGCCCGTCGCGCCGCCCTGCGTCTCCACCGAGATACAGCGGAGATCCCCGCGCACCGACGCCCACGAGATCTGATCAAGATCAACGTACTGCTCGACCGTGCCGTCCCGGCGCACGTACAGGTGCGAGGACGCCGCAGCCTTCGGATTCGAAAACCAACCATGCAGCGACGCCGCCTCACTCGCGGCGACGTGGAGAATAATCCCGTCCGTCCGAGACCGAGACTTGGGTGTGAAATTAATTTTGAGTGGCTTATGAACCGCCCAACCAAGCCAGAAACTCATTTTGTCTCCTCAGATCATCCAGTGTGCGGAGATGCGGATCTCGGAGGCGACGTCTTGCGTCTGGATATTGATATTCCCGTTCGACGTCTGTATCCACATGGTGGAATCCGCTCGGAACGGCGGCGTGCCTCCGTTAACGAACCGGGTGATCGTCGTGGCGTAGGACCCGCCGTAAATGATTGAGGCGGGGATCCACCCGTTGGGGACGACGCCAATGTTCGAGGACTGCCCGGCGGGTATTGTCCCGCCGTTTTTGAGCACGCCCTCGCAGAAGACGATTCCGCCGATCCTTTTCATGAAAACGCCAGAGACCGTCCACTGGTGCGTGAAAGGCAGGCTTCGCTGATCGACGAGGCCCGGGGTGAGCGGATTCCACGAGCTGCCGTCGTGCGCCCATAGCTCTCCGCGATCTGTCCGGTACACGTAGAACGGGGACGTCGCCGAGACCGGGACCCCGGCGGAACGGGCCTCCGAGAGAAGCCGATTCTGCGCGGTCTCCGACGTCGCCGCCGTGATCGCGTCCGACGCCTGTATGAGACGGCGCACCGACTGCCTCGAGACGGTCTGCCCTGCCTCGGCGTTGATCGCCGAGTCTTTCAGGTAAATACCCATTTCAGCCTATCTTTTAGTGGTGTAATCGATGGTGAGGGAAAGCCCGTCGGGGCGGGACGTTCCGTACACGCCCTGTCGTTGAGGCCCAGAGAAGGCAAGTCCTCGCGCTTGCCCGGTCCTCAGGTCTTCCTTGAGAGCTTCTGGGAGCTCCCAGTAGGTCGTCGTCCCGGCGGCTACCGCCGGTGTGGAATAAGCGTTCCCGTAGATGTTCGGCATGCCGGACGGGGCGTCGCCGTCGCGGACGGCTTGCACGCTCAGCACGGCAGATGCGCCCTTTTCGGACCCGTTCGGCGTGATCGAGAGCGTCATGCGCTGGATTGACTCTGCATTCAGCGAGGTAACGCCGGTGCCGTAGACCGCACAGCCGGTGAGCTGAACGCCGCCTTGCACGCCCTGGTAGACGTCGCCGCGCCCCCCGAAAAACGAGGTGTTCCACGCGTCCCATGCGCGCCGGTCAGACCGGTACGTCCCCGACCACACGGGACGTACAAGCGCACCGGAAATTGAGCGCAGTTGTTCTATCGGCTTGTCTATCGCGTCCCTCTTCGCCGCCAGCAGGGAATCGTCGATCTTCGGCGCGCCTGCTGGGCCGAGCACGTGCACGGGACGCCCGGCTTGCACGAGGACCGTCACCGTCGAGATCCCCACATATGATGCCGGTTGGCACGGCAGCAGGACGGGATCGCCGCCGTAGAGGGATACCCATAGGGAAAGCGAACCTGGGCCGGTCCTCACAAGAACCGCCGTCGCCGTCGCCGACCGGTCACCCGCCGGTTGCGGCAGCAACGCCCCCGTCGACGCCTCCCGGATCATAGCGAGCTGATCCATTATTCCGCCACCTCCACTTCCACGGTCATGTCATCGTCGGCGAAAAGCGGGAGCTCGAATCCAGAGACGTACCCCCAGTTCTCAACCCCGCCCGCCTTGATAGAGACCGGCGTATCAATCCATAGGCGCGGATCCGGTGCGCACGTCACCTTCCGCACGGACGCACGGCGCATTGACGACGCGAGCATCGTCCGCGCCGTATAGAACGCTTCCTCGTAGTTCGTGATGAGCTTCGACGAGAAGAACTTGGGCACCCGGCCGTACGGGCCAGAGGCGCGCATCGGCCCGGTATCCTGCGACGCCGCCGCCTGGAAAGACGGCTTCCCGTCTTCCCCGTTCTCCTGCCCGCGGGCAACCACGATGTTGTAGACGCCCTCGCGCTTGTCCTCGTACGGAGCTCGCACAACCGTGCCGCCCTCGCCGTCCGCGAAATAAAGCTCCGGCTTGGGAACCTCAGGCAGCGGCGCGAGGAAAGCGACAACACCGTCCCGCGTCTCACGAAGCCTGGCGGGCCACGCCTGAGCAAGCTCTTTCATCGAATCGATCCGCGATTCGTCCCACGACATCGACGGCGTGCGCCGATTTTTCAAAGCTGAGTCAATCAGATACGGAACCCCGACCGAGACAAGCCTCCCGACCTCCACATGCACCGAGGAGTCCGGGCGCGTCGACGCCGGATAAAGGAACCGGTCTTCCGAGATCCGCCGCATCATCGACTCTCCGCTAATGGTGACGACCGCCCCGTCAACCGACCAGTCCGTCAACATGTAGCGGCCCGCCGAAAACTGCTCCTCCACACCCGAAACCGGATCCTTCACAGCAATATCGACCGTCAACTCCTGCCCATACCGGGCAAGCGGATGTAAAGGATCCGTCCCCGGATCCCACGCTTTCCCCGACTGGTCCTTCACCGGAACCTCAATCGAGATCGTCCCCGGGACATCCCGCGACGTCGACCACGTCACCCGCCCAGACGACGCCGGAACAACCCCGTTATATTTACCGCCGTACCATGCCGCGATCGTGCAAGACCACTTCGCAGTAGTCGCCAAAGCACCGGCGACCTTAGGGTTACCCATTCCACTTGCCTTCCTCGAATTGCGTCCACGGCTGCTTCAAGTCCTCGACGAAGCCCCACGTGTACGAGAGGTTTTCGAGCTCGGTCCACGTTCCGACGCCGATCCGCGAATCCCAATCGCCTATATCGACGAGCCGCAGCTCAAGATCCCAATCCCGAACCGCCGTATCAAGATGCCCCGTCCGCCGAGACTTAATCGACGACCCCTCAGGGAAAAACACCTCAACCGGCGGAATATCGCAATTCGGAACCTCACACCGAGCAAGATTGTGGAAAATCAGCAGCGGCTCATTCGACTTGAAAAGCGTCCGCAACGTCGACGTCCCCAACGGCGACGTACGCGCCGTCAACGCCATCACGCCGTCGCCAGCCGTCGGCTGAAGCCGCAAAACCGGACGCGCCCGCCCCGGAACCGTCGTCGCATGCGCTCGCGGTTCGAGGGTCATTTCACCGTCGCCTACCCATTTGAAATAGGCGACGGTGAGACCGTCCAGCGAGGAAATGACGTGCTCGAAGGCGTCTCGGCGCGTATAAGCCTCTTCGGACGCATAGTCCGTTTCGAGCTTATACGTACACCATTTCCCAATTGGGCACATCGGGTCGGAAAACACTGCTGGCGTATCTCCCGACCCTCCGCGCACACGCTGCCCGTCGCGCGTGAGCACCCAACTCCCGTAGTAGTTGACGCTGATGCGCACGCCAGTCCGCGTGCTTTCCACTGACAAGACGCTCAATTTCCAGCCCTTCCTATCCGCGCACGCCGCCGGTCATTCGCTTCGATACGCCCGTCGATGATGGGGACAAGCACCCCGCCAAGGTCGAGGCTTCCGGCGATGGTCAGCCCGGCGAGGCTCGGCGCGGCGACGCTCACGCTAGGCGCTCGAATCGACGAAGCGGCGACAACCGGGCCACCGTCGGCGTACCCCCGCGCCTGCTGGTGCAGAGAGTTCAGGTAGGGGACGCCCAGCCGTTTCACCGCACGCTGGGAGAAAACGTATTCTCCGGCGTGCACAACTCCGGCGGGCTGGTATTTGCCTCCCGGCCCCGTGTAGCCGCCCTCAGCGAAGCCGAGGACTTTGCCGACGGTCGCTTTCACGTACGTCGTCACCTGCTTTGGGATCGATGCGAGACTTCCCATGAACCGGCTGATCCCGTCAAGAAGCGGCGTCGCGGAAAGCGTCGTGTTCTTCTTCGATGGGATCCCCTCGATCGTCGCCGTGTAGCCCTTCGCGTTCGTCTCGGCTTTCCACTTGTCGAAGTCCGCCCTTGTGCGGACGTCGCGCGGGATCACGCCGTAGTCGGCGGCGAGGGCGATCGCGGCATCGCCGGTTATGCCCATCTTCCCTGCCTGATCAAGGAAGTTGTTGGCTAGCTGGATCGCTTTCTGCCCGAGCTGCTGCGAAACACTTCCAAGCGTTCCGTTCGCTTGCGCCTGGTTATACATGGTCTCAATAACCTTGTTTCCAGACTGGGCGAGCTCACCGAGCGCGGCTTTCTGCATGAGGGCTTGAGTCGCGGCGTCAGCGTGCTTGTAGGAGTTCTGCTGCAAGACGTCGCCGGTTTTCGCCAGCGTCTCCGCGTATTTCAACGCTGCCTGATCGGCGCTGATGTTGATATCGCCGAACTTCTGCATGACGTCCAGGTACGATTTACAGGCGTCGGCGGCGGACTGCGCCGCGTCCTTCGCCTCGTTCATCGCCCCGGCGGCTTGCTTCTGCCCGTCGGCTGCTTTCCCCGTTGCCGCCGACGTCCCCTCGAGCTGATCGTTCAGCTGCCCCGTGAGGAGCTGTAGCTCATTCGAGGAATTGACGGTAACGCCCTGAGCGTTCGCCAATGCGTGCATTTTGTCGACGTAATCCGGCATGACTGCCTTCATGTCGCTAAATGCTTGCGAAGTTGAACCGGCCTCTTTGTACATTGCGGCGAAGGCGGCGGTGGCTTGCCGGACGTTCGACCCGGCGAGATTGGACAACTGCTTGTCCAGATTCTCCAGCTGCGCCGAAACTTCTTTGAAACCGGTGGTGTCGAAGAGGTTCTTGCCGAAGACCTTATCGCCGATGCTTGGGCGGGCTACGCGCATGAACGTTTCCGCGAGATTGCCGAAACGCTCCGTGTTGATATCGCCGATATCCTTAATGAGCGCCTTGTAGTAGGAGCCGCCGCTCTTGGCGACGTTCGCAAGCTTCGACTGAAGCCTGTCCACCGAATCCACATGGCGATCAACTCCGGCAAGCGCCTTGCCAAGCCCGACGGCCGCGCCAGCAAGCGCCGTGAACCCGCCAAGGGCGAGCCCAGCCTTCGGCGCGAGCGACGCGAGGTGCGCGCCCACGGTTCCGGCGTTGTCGCGGATCGCGGCGATGCCTTTCGAAAGGAGAGGGATGTTTCCCTCGGCGATCTTCCCGAAAGCAGCCTTCACAAGTGACGCGCCGGTCTTGATCTTCTGGAACGCGCCGAACGCCAGCGCTCCCGCAGTCACCAGCCCGCCGATAGCGGCGATCGTCGTCTTGACCGGGCCGGGAAGCGAGTTGAACGTGTTGACGAGCGACGTCAGCCCCTTCGCGGCTGTCGTGAGCATCGGAAGGAATGTCCCGCCAAGCGAGATCGCGAGCGTTTCGAGGGAACCCTTGAATTCCTCCCACGCGCCCTTGAGGTTGCCCATGCGGATGCCCGCCTGCTTCGACGCGTACCCCGACTCGTCGACTTCCTTCGTCCACTTCGAGATGCCCTCCGCGCCCTGCTGGTAGAGCACGTTGGCGGCGCGCACGGCGTCAGAGCCGAACAGTTGGGCCAGTGCGGCGTCGCGCTGCGCCGCCGTCATCCCGCTAAGCTTTTCCTTCAGCTGCCCGGCGAGGTTTGCCATTCCGACGATGTTCCCTGACGCATCGTACAGGTGCAGTCCGAGCTCTTTCATGAGCTGCGCCGACTGCTTCGACGGATTTTGCAGCTTTTGGAGCATCGTCTTAAAAGACGTGCCCGCGTCGCTGCCGAGAAGACCGGCGGACGCGAAAGCCGCCAGGGTGCCGACGGTCTCTTCGATCGAAAGCCCGGCCCCGGATGCGATCAAGCCCGCCTGGTTCAGGGCTTGCGACATTTCGTGCACGCCGCCCTGGGCTTTACCGGCGGCGGCGGCGAGGAGGTCCGCGATGTGCGGGACGGAGGATCCTTCGAGTTTGAACTGTGTCATGGCTGACGCCGCAGACTCGGCGGCCTCGGCGACCGAGATGTTCCCGGAAGCCGCGAGATCGAGGGCTCCGCGCAGTCCGCCGTTAAGGATGTCCGACGTCGAAACACCAGCCTTGGCGAGCTCTTCGATGCCCTGCGCCGCCTCCGACGCCGAGAACGCCGTATCCGCGCCCGCCTTCAGAGCCGCCTCGCGAAGCTGCTCGATCTCACCGGAAGACGCCATCGTCGCCGCCTGCACCGACGACATTTTCGACTCGAAATCGGCGGCGGTTTTGATCATCCCGCCGAAAGCCGCAGCGCCGACCGCGCCGAAGCCGAGGGCAGCAGTCCCCGCCGTCTTCCACGCGATCGCGTTCTTCTCAGCCTGAGACTGATGCTCGGAAGCCTTCTTCGCGGCTTCCCCGCTGGACTTTCCCAGCCCCTCCATAGCCGTTTTCGCGGAGTTCGTAGCGCTCACAAGATTCGAGGAATCGCCCCGGAAAACAACCTTTACGGACCTATCGGCCAATTTGGCACCCCCAAACCGTGGTATGCTCCGCACATGGAACTCACCAACGACAAACTTGACCAGCTTCTAGCGAAGATGGATGAACAGACCGCGTACATGGCGTACGAGGTGCGCGCCCGCCGTATTTTCTTCTGGAAAATAGCGGCTCTTATCGGCTTCCTCGGATTCGTCGGCGTCCTAGCCGCCGGGATCCTCACGGGAGCCTAGACGGGAACGCGCCCCTCGGCGACGTCCTCTTCGTCCCTCGTATCGACCGGGCCGACAAGCACACCGGGCTCTTTGTCCTTCGCGTGCTCGTCCGACCATTGATCGAGGGCTTTGCGCACGTAGCACACGGTTTCCTCGGCCTCTATCCAGCCGTCGATATTGTCATTCTGTGCGATACGGCGCGGGAAACCGCAACCGCACGGGCAGAGCGCCCTCTCGTACATCGTGTAGGCGAGGGCGAGCGAACGGTCAGTCTCCGTCCACTCGCCGTTCCCGGTGCCGTAGATCGTCGACGGCGGGACCTTCCACTCCCGCGCCGTCTCCACGATCGTCCGCACCCACCCCCAACGTGGAAGCTCGAGGGCGATCGCTATAAAGGGAGCTCGACTCCGCTCTCCGTTTGCAGCTGCTTCCACTGGTTCATGAGGTTCGCCATCTGCCCCGGCGACTTCTCATTGATCACGGCGAGAACGTCGGCGGTGATCCCCTCGGGCTGAACAATCTGAGCGGCGATGATCTCCAGCAGCCCAGCCGTAGGCTCTTTGCCTTCCGCCGTGACCTTGCGCTGCATCTCGTTCAGCCACTCGGCGGAGCGCCCTTCGAGCACGACGTCGACGGCGCTGTCGGTGATGCGCTTGGCGACTTGGCGGCGGCTGGCGGCGACTTCCTCAATCTCGTCACGGGAAGCGCCAGACTCGCGAAGCTCCGTCTCGCGCGTGCGTAGGACGTCGAGCTCGGCGTTCGCGCCAAGGTCGCTGTAGAGCGTGACCGCCCGGCGGAGCCGCGAGAGCCCATTCAGCCAGGCTTCGAGGTCAAAGCTTCGGGCGCGCTCTTCGAGATCCGATTCCTTCTCGGCGGGAGTCTTCTCGTCCAAGCTCATTTCGTCTTCAATCATGTGTGGTTCCTTTCAAGTAAGGCGGCGTGTTCCTAATGGAAAATGGGTGCAGGCGAGGGAACACACAAAAACTCGCCCGCACCCGGAAGCGGCCCGTCAGGCCACGATCTTGCGGTCCTCCGCAGCGTCCGAGACCTTGAGGGGGACCGTCCGCTTGATATAGCCGGACGTGCGGTCCGACGGCTTCTGCATCGCGTCAGTCGTCACGAGGTAGGCGGAGTACTCGTCACCCTCCGCCCATTCCTTCGACTCCTCGGGACCCTCACGCTCGACGAGCACGAGCTCCGTGCCCTTCGCCTTGAAAAGCTCGAAAGCGAAGTCTTCGTCTTGCACGGCCTTGCCCGCATTGTCGAGATAGCGGAAAATCGTCAGCTGCCCCTCATACGTCGTCAGACCGGCAGCTTGCCCCTTGCCGATCTTGCACAGCTCAGTTTCCTCCACCGTGTCAGAGCCGGACGCGCCCAGCTGATAGTCGGACTTGAGGATGCGGCAAGAGATCTTTTTCCCTGCCTTAATCTCCTCAAGCTTGATGTTCTTGATATCCTTCGGCGGCGTGGTCAGCGCCGTAAGGAGAATCCGCCCGTCGGCGAGTGCTTTAGGCATTTCAGCCCTCCTTTTCCTGTTCGCTCCACGGCGTCGGCGCGGGAGCCGCCGGGGTCTGCCCGGACGTCGGTTCGGCGGGCGCATCCTCACGGGTGAAGCCCTTCTTCAGCTCGGGATGATCGAGCCAGTGCTCGGGGATCCACTGAATATCCCCTGCGCTATTGCGTACGCGTATCACGTGCGCCTCCTATCTAGTCTTTTGAGTCCACGCCTGGTAGACGTGATCGAGGAATATCGGGTGCTGGGAGGTCCCCGGTATTTTGACTTCCGGGTCATGCGCGGCGGCGCGCACGTGTGTGCGCACGACGTCGACGATCCAGCCGGTTCCTGTTAGGCGCGAGCGGTCGAGGATTCGGCTTGTCCGTGCGGCGAGCGCTTCGACTTGCTGCCGTGTAGCGCCCACGTGCCGGACGGTGATTTCGTCGACGGAGTCCCGGTCGCAGTAGGTTCGCTCACGGGACGCTTCCCCGGACGAGCCGAGCACCAGCAAGTAGGGGAGGGAATCGAGCTTAAGGTCTGCGCCGGTCGCATCCGTGTCCCACACCTTATAGCCGAGCGTGCGAAGCGCTGCAATGATTTCATCCATTGAGAAGCCCTTCGATCGCTTTCCCTACCCAATCCTCGAAATTCTGCGCCTCGGTTTCGAGCGCGCCTTTCGGGTCAGGCACGGTCGCGCCGCCGCCGTGCACGCCGCCGAAGTAGGCGATGTTCGCGAGGTTGCCCGCGCCTTGTTTGCGGGGACCGACTTCGACGCCGAGCCCGCCGTCGATCACGTCGAAGCTTATCGACGGGGCGGCCCGAAAATGGCGTGAACGCGCCATTTCGTCGCGCAGCTGGTTTTTGATGTTCACTCCGGCTTTTTTGATAGCCGGGCGGATTTTCTCGTTCAGCCGGTCGGGCACACGAGAAAAGACCACGGCGAGTTCGCGAACCTCGGTCAGATCGACGTCAACCATGCGCTACCTCCTCGACGGCGACGCGGTAAGCCGTCGCGTGAGATTTGTACGGCGACGGGACGGCGATCCTCACAACCTTTCCGGCGAGGTTCGGATCGATCTTGTCGCCAATCACGTGTATCTCGTCGCCCGGCTGCGCCTTGAATGCGCCGACGGGGAAGTCGGCACGGAGGCGGGTTACGGTGACTACCGCGCCAGCGATATCCGGCTTCGACTCGAACGCCTCGTAGGCGGCGATCTTCGCTTTGCCCTTGTAGACGACGGAGTGAGCCCGGACGGCTTTCAGGGAGTCCGGGTCAATCGTCGTTTCCCCCGTGTAGCGCCTGACCTCCACGGTCGCGGTCATGATCTTCTCGGCGGCTCGACGCCCGCTTTCCACGGTCCGGCGGATCATGCGAAGCCGTCAATCGTCGCGCCCGGCTCGGTGAGCGGACCGCCGGACGTCCACCACTGCGGAGTGAGCGGGGCCGGGGAAATACTGACGCCTCGAGGGCGCAGCATCTCCCATTCCTCGTCCGTAATGTACAGGGACGCTTTCGCCGCCTCGCTCGAGAGAGTCTGGTAGAAGTCGTCGATCCTCTCCGAAGTCTTGCCCTCGGGGTTGCGGAATCGGCGGGCTACCGCCTCTTTCTCAACGAAGCGAAGAACTTGCTCGTCGAGCCCGTCGAGGCTGCCAAGGCGCACGCGGATGCACATTTCGACGTCAGCGAGCCAGGCGTTAATCTGCTCTCGCTCGAAGGTGTCTTCAATCGCGCGCCCTAGTGTGACTGTTACGTCATATAAGGTTGCGTGCGCCATGGCTCCTCCTACTTGGTCTTTTTGTCCTTGTCCGCCGCCGTTTCAGGCGTTTCGGACTTTTCGCCGTACCCGGCGGCGGGCGTCCAGCCCGACGTGAGGTACTGTTCGGCGATGCGTGCGTCGACTGTCGCGAGCGAGCCGGACGGCGAGATAAGATCAACCGTTTCTACGGGTTCCCTCACGATCGCCATCATGCACGCTCGAACTTCGCGAAGTGGTCGGCGGACTGCATGACCCATCCGTACTCTGCCTCGGCGCGGATCGCGACAAGGTTGTTCTCGAACAGGGAGACAAGCTCGCTGCCGATCGTGACCGTCGCCTCGGTCGAGACGTCGAAGGTGATGCCCGAGCCGACGACGCCCCACGCCGCCTTCGACCAGTCGCCGACAAAGCCGACAACCTTATCGTGACGGAAATCCTCAGCGATGTAGGACGTGCGCCCAAGCAGGCGTCCCTTCTGGACGCTCGTCACGGTCTCGTCATAGACCGGATTCGCGAACAGCGGGCGTCCTTCCTTGTCCTTCGCGTTCAGGAAGTCGACTTCCATCGTGTCGTCGAAAGCGAAACCCCGCGCCTTCTTCTTGTCGTTGACGAGAAGACCAATCGCGGAAACGCAATCCGAGTAAAGATCTGCGCCGAGCGTGATCTTCTTCGTCGTCTCCTCGAGGTAGTGGTCGAAGGGGCCGGTGCCCGTCCCGTCGCCGCCGACGTTGAACGCGGCCGCGTAGTCGAACGCGCGGGCGAAAGCCTCGGAAAGAAGCTCACGAAACTTCTCCGAGTAGCCGCCGGGGTTGGCGCGAATGACCTCCGTCGACGTCACGCCGATTGCGGTGAGCTTTTTCGGCTGCATCTTGACGAGCCCGAGATCCATCTGGGTCGTGTGCTTCTTGCCCGCCTCAGCCGTCCAGTTCGCCGTGGGCTTGGTCGTGACCACGGGGATCTCGACGCCGGACGCGCCGAGCGGGACCTGTTGGGCAAGCTGCATGATCGCAGACTGCCTGATAGCCTGATCGAAAATGGGCTTTGCCATTTCCGGCTTGATAAAACCACTGAAATCCGTGGTCTTCTTTGCGGCGGTGATCGCCATTGTTTTTCTCCTTAGCTTGTTTGTGTGATGCCGAGAGCGGCGGTAAGCGCCTCAGTGAGAGGGTCGCCGTTGAGCGGCAGGTCCGAAGAGCTGCCTTGGGTCATGTCCGGGCGCATGCCGAGCGGCGTCGGCGCGGGCGGCGTCTCTTGCTGCCCGCTTGGCGTCGGTGTGGGAGGCGTGAAGTCCGCGAGGACTTGCTTCGCGGAGGCTTCCAGCTCTTCCTTGGTCTTACCCTGCACGTAGGCGGCGAGCCTGTCAGGCACTCCTGACGCGTGCAGGATCTCGCCCCGAAGGGCTTTCAGGGCTGAGGCGTCGCGATCCTCCGTGAGCTTTGATATTTGCTCGTTCATAGAGGCTTTGAACGCCTCGAATTCGCCTCGCATGTCCGCGAGGGCCTTCTCTGCGGCTTTGCGGGCGTCGCGCTCCGCGCTGAGGGCCTTCTTGCCGCCCTCGCCGAGAGTTTCATCCGGCGTCGCCGCTGCTGCGGCTTCGGTCTTTCCGTCCATGACTTTAGTCTCCTAATCGCTAGGGTTGATCCGTCCTTGGCATCGCGCTAAGGCGGAAGCTTAATGTGGGCGTTATCGCCCGTTTAGAGCCTTGTTCCAGGCTTTTCTTGCGCCCGCGAGCGAGCGTCCTTCGGGAGTGAACGAAGCCCCCGTCGTCTCGAGGGCGGCGCGGTACTCGATCTCGGCGCGGACGCGTTCAACGTCCCTCAGAGGGCGGTCTACCGACCACGGTCGGACGCCCTGCCGTCGCTGTATAGCCGCCTCCGTATAGGGGTTCAGCCCAGCCTGAACTTCTTCCCAGTCGCGTATAGCCTCGAACACTCGCCGCTCGGCGGCGGTCATCGTGTACACGGACGAGGGAGTGCGCCAACCGTGCGCGCGGGCTTCCTCCACCGCAGCTGCCGCCCGCTTCCGAGATCCGCCGCGCCCAAGCGCTCCGAAGCCCTCACGCTGCCCGCGTATCGCACCAAGAGGATTCCTGCCCCCGGGAAGAACGTAGCCGTGTTCGCGCAGCAGCCCGAGCGTTTCCTCGCGGGACAGATTGAAACGCTGCGCCTGACGGTAGATCCCGTCCGGCGTCAGGCGTCGCTGTCCAGGCTTGAGAAGCCGACGGGCGTTCCCGTGCTTCCCCATGCCCTCCGACGTGAAAATGCCGTTTTCCGACCGCCAACGCTTCGAGTTGACCACCTGAGAGATATCCGCGCCGTCCCGAATCGCTTGAGCATAGTTTTTCCCGAACTGGCGGGCCTGCTCTGCCTCGCTGAGCGAGTCGAAATACTCGTACGGGTCAGAAATGAGCCCTTCGGCCCGTCCGCCGCGAGCACTCTTCTCCGTCGCCGGGACGTGCACGCAATCACATCTCGGGTGCCTGAGAAACCCGGCGTTCCAGCGGTAGAAACGCCCAGCGAGGATCGTGCATCGCGAGCACGACGGCGGGTTGAGCATGCGGACGTAGCCGACCGTGCGGCGGGCGGCGACGTCGATCGACGCGGCTTGACGCGCCGTATCGGCGACGAGCGTCCGTGCGATCACGTCGAGCGAGTTCCTGCCTCGGTTGAGCGCTTCCGACACGCCCAACCCGTTCCCGAGAGCGCGCACAGCGTGGAAGCGGGGCGTCTCGAGAAGCCCTCGCAGGGACCGCCCGTCCGGGGCGACGCCGACAAGCGGTGCGGCCGTCGGGAAAGCCGTCGGAGGCACATAGTCGCCAAGCTCGCCAAGCGATTCCGCGACGTAGGACGTCCCCAGCAGCGCGGCTTTAGCCTGAGCCTCCTCGGCACGGGCGACGGCGACGTCGAGCGCCGCGTCCCACGACGATTCGAGCCGGTTAGCGGCGACGCCGCCCCACAGGCCCCGAAACGCCCTCATTAACTCGGTCTGCACGCTCAGCATCGACCGGTACATCCGCGACGTCGCCGCCGGTATCCTCGTCATTTGCTAGCTTCTCCATCATCGAATCGAGGGCGGGATCCTCAGCCTCAGCGCGGAAGTACTCGCGCTCCTGGTCCTTGCGGGAGTCGTCCCAGCCGAGCTCGTCCCACGCCCCCTCACGGGAGAGAAGCGGCTTGCCGCCGGAAAGCTTTTGCACTGCGTCGGCTTTCTGCGCGTACGTCGGCGTCGCCGGGTCATGCCATTTAATGTTTACGAAACCGGCGGGGATGTCTTTCCCGGCGAGCTTCGCAGCGAAGCGCAGCGCCGCCGAGAGCGCGATCCCGGCTTCGGCGTTGACGCGCTCAACCCGTTTGATGAGTTTCGCTTCCTCGGCGATGATCGCACCTTCCGCCGGAGGATTCGCCGTGGTCATGCCGAAATAACGAGCCGGGAACCCGGTCACTGAAGCGCAAAGCTTCCCGTAGGACTCAAGAGTCGAGTGGAAATTCTTCAGATCGGCGGCGGCGAACTGACCGGCCTTCGCGTTGGCGTTCGCGTGAGCGAGGAACGGCTGAAGGTAGTTGAACCAGCCGTCAAGTGAAGCGAAGTCGCCCTGCTTGATACCGAAAATCCAACGCTTAGGCACAGCCAGAGCCTCCACAGCGACTTGAAGGTTCGTCATCGTGCGCAGCGCGGCGTCCGTCAGCGGGATCACGTCTGCCATCTCTGTTTGCCCGACGTATTCGCCGGTCATACGGCGATTAAAAGACGGGAAAACGGGGACGACGCCGAGCTTGTGGTCGTCGCGGTCTTCCTCAGTCCAGATTCCGCCGCGATTCCGAGCGATGACCGTGTAATCCGGGGTGTACAGGGTCGCGATGTCCGGTTCCTCGGTCTCTTCAGACTTGAGGAGGCGCACGGCGTAGGCTACGCGCCGGTGGCGACGGTCGATCTTCACGCACATTTGCGTGGGAGATTCGACTTGGAGAATCGGCGTCGACGGGTCCTCCTCGTTCGCGCCGACGGAAAGGAACCCGCGCCCGTAAATGAGCCGGTCGCGTTTCCACGAGGAAAGCTCCGATTCGAGATCGTTCGCGTCATACAGGCGGCGCAGCGTGTCCGCCGCCCCCTCGTCTTGCGGGACAAGAATCGACTTGACGTCCTGCCGCTCCTCGATCGTGTCGACGACCACACGCGGCCAGTTGATCACCACCTCGAGCTGACGCATCGCCGCCGGGACGGCAAGCCCCATATGGGTTAGAACTTGCCTCCCCATGTAGTAGAGGCGGTTGCTGCGATCCTCCGGGGACTTCCCCGCAAGGAAAGCCAAAGCCTTCCTCAGCTTTTTCAGATCGTCGTCATTCAAAGCAGGCAAAGCCCCTCCTTTCACCAAGAAAACGTGACGATTCCGCCCGTGTCGGACGGATCCCAGCCGAGAGCCCGCATGTCCGACGCCGCCTCATGAGCGAGCACGTCAGCCATGGTGATGTCGATCTTCAAATGATCGGCGGGCTTCCCAAGAATGTATTTGTCGCCGGGCTTGGCGACCTTCCTCGCGTGCAGCGCGTGCTCTTTGGCCTGAGAATCGGCGTCGTGCGTTGTCAGGCCCTCCCGCATATCCTCCGAATAGCGAGTGAGCGCATCGAACATGCGTCCGATCTGGTTCGTCGGCCACTGAACCACCACGTCGTCGCCGTAGTCGGCGGCCCACGCGTCGCATTGAGTCTCCCAATGCCGAGGGTCAACGTACATGCGTTGCACGTCATAGCGGGAGAAAACGTCGGCGACGCACGCGTTCACCTCGCCCCGAGGGATGCGTCCGTCCGTCCACTCCGCAGGATTCCAGTAGGACGGGCGATCGTCCGGCCCGTACGGGATGGTGAAACGGTAGCCGTCCGCCGTCTCCGCACGGAGCGCCGTCCAGTCACCGGACCGGGACCCGTCGAAGCCGAGGCAGATCTCGGTGCCCTCCGGCGGAAGCTCCCGCTCGGTGTCCGTGCGCTGATCGTACAGCTCTTCAGGCATGAAAGCGCCCAAGCCTTGGACTAGCATGTTCCCGAAAAACCGCTTCGCCTGAGCCGGGTCGCTCTGCAAAAGCTCCGCCGACTCCGCCTCCACGTCGTCAAGCCCGACCCATGGCGAGCCCTCATAGACGTATTCGAGGATCTTCCGGCGGTCCGCCTTGTGGTCAAAATTCCACTTCGACGGCGGCTTCCTATAGAACCTGAAAATGTCCTTCGACCGAGACGCAAACGTCTGCTGCGCCGAAGAATTATCCATCGGGTCCCATGGGTTCGTGATCTCCAGTCCGCGACCGCCCATGCCCGCGAGACCGCGCCGCATGGTGTCCCAAACCTTCTTCAGCTTCCCCGTGTAAATACCGGACTCGTCAGCAATCGCGAAATGAATAGGATTACCAAGCTTCGAATTCGGAGCCGAAGTGATCGGATCAATCCGCCCATTGTTAGGAAGCCGAATGAAACCCTCACGGACCTTCATCTGCTCCTGCAACGGGCCACGCCGAACCATCTCCTGCAACGGACGGTAAATATTGTCCGTCTGATCCTCCGACGTCGCAAGCAACTGTATATTGCTCATAGGACGAGGAATCCCCATCGGATCCCCAGGCTCATACACGAACTCGAAACCGCACGAGCATCCATGATCAGCGCAGCGGTAAACCTCGCCTCCCGAAGCCCAGCCAGCGAAAACGCACGGACCGACCGCCTCAAAGCACGCCAGAGACGCCCCCCAAGGCGACTTACCGGCCTTCTGAGGCCCAACCACCAGCGCCCGCCGGTAATGGAACATCGACGCGCCAGCCGGACGCTGAGGATTGAAAACCGCGCCCTTCTTCGCCCGGTAAAACGACGTCGTGCACCACAGCTGCCAGCCGTCGTGCACGAACGGCTCGCCCATCGACCAGCCGTCCGCGACAATGCAATGCGCCTCGATCCAATCAGCCGCGAGGAAGCCAAGCGTTGGAAAATCCACCACCCAAGACGGCTCACCCATTGCTCACCAACCGCATCCGCGCACGCGAAGACGTCGAAGGCCTAGCCTCCTCACGCTTCACCTCGCGCTTATCCTCGTCGACGTCGCCGATCGTCCACCCATTCTCCCGCATCCCAGCAGGAGTCAACCCCAGCTGATCACGGAAACGATGCAACTGCCCGATAAGCGCCGCCGACGACGCCGGGGACATGTGCACCGTCGCCTCCACCATGCACATCTCAGCAATAATCGTGTGACGCCAAGCCTCACCAGCCCAAGCGCAAGCCTGAGGAGACTTCCAATGCGTCTTCCACAGCGAAACCGCCCGCTCATAGAGAGGCGACTCGACCACAAGCCCATCACTATTCCTCGGCTCGGGGATGGGGAACTTCGGAGCCTTGCCCTTGTAGCCCTCACGAGGAAGAACACCAAGCTTGATGCCGCGCCGCTCCGACCGCTCCGACGTCGGATCCAGCGGCGGGCCAGACCTGTTTCTCGCTCCGCCACGTGGCATCTTGCTCACCTCCTCGATTGAATGTGAAACTACAACCTTTTGAACCCTCCGCGCTCTTTTTTCACCTCACCGGCGGTGTGGCTTGGTGTGGTTTGGGGGTCTCCCCCTGGGTTTTTTCGTGTTGTGTGTGTTTGTTTTTTTGTTTGTTGTGTGTGTTTTGTTTGTTTTTATTTTTTATTTTTTGTTTTTGCGCCTTTTGTTCCGCCTTTTGAGCGGTTGCATGTGGCGTGTGCTGGCCCTAGGTACCCGCCCCTAGTGTCGGTGTGGTCTAGGTCCCATGATTGTTGTGGTGTTATTGGTTGGTTGCATACGTTGCATGTCATGCTGCCGTGTTGTTGCAAGCGTGCTTGCCATTGTCTTCTTAGCGCTCTGTGTCTTGCGTCGTAGCCGCGTTGTGTGGGTGTGCCGCGCCGTGCCTCGTACTCTGCCTGGTGTTGTGTGCAGTAGCGTTGGTTGTTGTTGATTAGTCTTGGGCATTTGCTTGCTGGGCAGCGTCGCATGCTCATGGGGTGGTGTGGCTCCCCTCTGCCCCGGTGTGGGGTGTGGGTGGGTACCGCAGTCCGGGGACCGGGTTATGGGATTGTGGTGTGTGTCCCCGACTGCGGAGTCTAGGTATGACTGTACCCGCCGGGTGTGGAGGTCGCCTGGCGGGTACAGTTGTTCGGTTAAAGTGTCTCACATTATGACGCGGTTGGTCAAGCTGCGGCGGGTGTGTCTTTTCGTAAGAGGTCGGAGCATTCTTTGAGGTTGATCTTCCCTTGCTTCACCTTGATCTTTCCCCTGTTGACCCATACGGCGATGCGGTGTGGGGTGATGTCGAGGATCTGCGCGGCCTCGGTTTTGCTGACCCATGTGTCTTGTTCTGCGAGCATGGCTCGCTGCGTGTCCAGTAGCCCGTCGTGTTCGGCGGTGATGAGCCAGGCCCGGTCGCACCTGGTGCAGGTCCATACGTCGGGTAGTCCGTCGTCGTCGGGCTGGCGGGTCAGGGCGCGGTTGCAGTAGGGGCAGTGGCGGTCGCCGACGTCGGCGGACCATCCGGTGATTTTGGCTAGGCGTGCGTGCACGTCGCGGATCGTGGCTTCGGCGACGTCGTAGCCGGGCCATTGTTTCTCGGCCCAGTCGATGCGGGATGCGAGGTAGACGGATGCGGGGCCTTTTGGTTTCTCGCCTTTGGTGACGGCCCATTCGAGGGCGAGGTCGTCTAGCGGGGTGAGGATGCCTCGGGTTTGGATTGCCCGGTGGACGATTGATCCTACCGGGTCTGGTGTGCCGTCGTTGCCGCCTCCGTGCCCTCCTCCTCCGCTGTTGAAGGGGATTGCGTGGAGGTCGAGGATTGAGTTTACGGCGTCTGGGAGGGCTCGTTCCATTTGGGTGATTTGGTGGAGGAGCTCTCGGACGTCGGGTGTGGGGTTTTCCATGCGTGTGGGTCTTTCAGTTGGTGGTGGTGGGCGACGGGGTAGTCGCCTCGATCGTTGGTGTGTTGCGTGATGGTGGGGGCGCACCTGCATGCTTGTTTGCTGTGCAGGTGCGCTTCCCCGACTGGTACGAGATGGATCATGCCGGTCTTTAGTCTTCGTCCTCGCGTGAGGTGCGGAGGTAGGCGTGAGCGAGTCCTTCGCCTGCGTACACGGAGCCACCTCTGGCGGCTACGAGGTCGTTGCAGGATTCGCCGTCGGCGTCGATCCATTCGGCTTCGACTAGGAATACGTAGGATGCGGCTTGGCATCCGGGGTTTCTGTGTTTTGCTATCCGGTCGGCGAAGGCTTTCATTTCTTCGCCGTCTGGTTCTTCGATGTTGAAGTTGGGTATTTGCGCTGTCATTTGTTTCCTTTCTCGTAGACAACGCCTTTGCAGTAGGCGGTATCCCGTATTTCCTTGTGTATGGTGCAGTCGCGGGTCACATCCTTGTCTGGGGTGTCGCAGAAGACGATCCCTACTCCGCACGCGTAGACGATGTATGCCCAGATGAAGAAGGGGGTGGAGTCCCCGTTGGTTTCGTCGTGGGTTGCTGCGGCAAGGAGGATGGCGACTATTGCTCCGCCTATGAGCCAGGCAGCCATTAGCTTTCCTTCCCCTTGTCGTCGTCTGGTATCCGCCATTCCGGGTCGGATACGATAATGAGCCGTTTCTCTCCGGTGTTTTTGTTGATTACCGGTACGGTGTCTAGGCGCTGGGTGACGAGTCTTCTTGGGTTGGCTTCGCTTTGGATGGCGACGTCGACGTCTCCGCGTTCGTCGAGATCCTTCTGTAAGGCGTCGATGAGGGTTGATAGTTTCATTTGGAGCGTTCCTCCCAGTGGACTTGTGGGTGGTCTTCTAGCCAGTCATATATTTTGGCTTGGAGGTGGTCGATTGTCGGTTCTTCGTCGGTGGAGAATAGTTCGATGAGGTCGTCGGCGGGGACCGCGAGGACGGGGGTTACTTCGTAGAAGTTGTCTTGGTCGTCTTCGCCGAGTATGCCGTCGTCGAAGATGTCACGAGTGGAGGGGACGCGGAGGGTTTGGGCTTTGGTGGCGATGGCGACGCCTTTCACGTCGCGTAGGAATCCGCCTTCTTTTCCTTCGACCCAATAGAGCCCGCCGGTTTTGGCGTTATGCCAGTTTTCGATGGCTTGGACATTGTCTCGGAGGTATTCGACTTTCGCGAGGAGTTCTGCCCAGGTGTAGTAGGGGGTTTCCCTTTCTGTTGGGGCGACAAGTTCCCATACGCGGTATCCGTTTTTTGCGGATATGTGTCCCGCTTCTAGTTTGACGTATTTTCTTCCGTCTTGGTCCCATAGTGGCCCGTTGGGTTCTTGTGGGAGGTTGGCTTGGTATTTCATTGTTGTTTTCCTTTCTTTGCTGACTGGTAGCAGTCGTAGTGGTAGATTAATTGTCCCATACATGATTGGGTCCATGTGAGTGTGACGGGCTGGCCGCAGCCTGCACATTTGGTGCAGGCTGGGCAGTCCCATATGGGAGGGATTACGGCTTCCACCGGTAGTCCCTTTGGAGGTCAGCTACGGCTTCGATTGCGCTTGCGTCGTCGACGAAGTCATAGACTGTGCCTGGTCCGGTCGCTGGAAGGTCGATATCCATCAGGCGGCGGACGAGCTGTTCGTATTCGTCGACGATTTCGAGGGTGCGCCTGGCGCATGCGAGGGCTCTATCGCGCTCGGGGCTGATTGCCCGTAGGCTCTCCCCGTATTCGACGGCGCGGCGAAGCTCGGCGCGCACCTCGTCGATCGTGATCATCGGTCTTCCTCCATTTCGTGCGGGTAATCGTGTTGCAATTTGGCGACCTTGATCAGGGCTTCGTCGTAGAGGAGTGGGTCAATGCTGACCGTCGGCGGGGTCTTGTCGGGGGTCCAGATTTTACTCAGCCGATGCGTGAGCGTCTCGTACCTAGATACGATGTCGATTGCTTGGAGAGCGCACGCTTCTTCGGCTTCTTGCTGTGGGCTGGTTCTGCCTGCCCGCCGATCGATTGTGAGCTGAAGCCAGTCTTTGACTTGCTTGCTGGTGGTCATTTCTAGGTTCCTTCTTTCGTTTTGGTAGTGGTTAGCAGGGCATCCCGGCGTCGCCGATGATCACGCCTTGCTTGCCTTTGGCAATGCGCGTGCGGGAGGTAATCATTTCGATCGAGGCGGGCCAAACTTCCTCTAGCACTACGCCTCCTTGATCGTGGGTTATGTAGTAGACGGTTTGGTCGCCGTGCTTACGTTTCAGTGCTTGGAGGGCTTTTATAAGCTCGGAGATTTTCACTTCTCGGGTCCTTTCAGGTGGAGTCGGAGGGGTTCTTCCTCGCCGCAGTCGAGGCAGCGGATGAATGTCTCCTTGTGGGCTGGGATTGCGCCGTGCCCGGATACGGCGGCGTCGGGGAAGTCGGAGATGATTTTGTCGACGGTGACGCAATTGCGGGTATCGCAGGCGATGCACCGGCCCTCGGGTAGTGGTGTGGCGACGTCGCCGTTCGCGAGTGTGATGTTCGCGAGTTTCATTTCACGGCTCCTCTCGGGCTGGAAGGAATGGGGGTCGCGTATTCCATTGTAGTTTTCCTTTCGTGTTGGATTAGTTGTCGGTGGTGGAGGTGGGGAGTTTGGCTCGTGCGGATTTCAGTCGCTCTGCCACCCGGGCTTTTTGCTCCTCGGTGAGTTTGACGGAGCGTTTCGCACCGCCGGTCGGGGTCCAACGGTTGCGGGGGATGGTGAAGACGCCGTGGGCGTCGGTTCCGCCGGGCTTTTCGGTGAAGCGGGGGTCGCGGCGGAGTTTGCCGAGGTAGCCGCGCTGCCAGGTTTCGATGGTGACGAGTTCGTCGCCGTCGCTGGTGGTGATCACGGTCTCGCGCTCGTAGGGGCCGCTTGCGGTGTACTCGTCGCCGCTCACGTCCACGCTACGGGCCTCTTCGTTTTGCTCAGCTGTGGGTTTCGAGGTGGATGTGGTCATTCTGGTCTCCTAGCTTGGTCGGGAAAAGTTTTGTTTTGCGAGCAACGTCTGACGCTTAGAACGGGGCTCGGGATTGGTCGTAGCCGCGGGGGGCGGGTTGTCCCCATTCGCCGGGCAACGCCTGTGTGGCGTTCTGAGGGGCGTTCCCGGCGTTGTTGGCACCGGGGTACCCTCCGGGCCTGTTCGTGGCTGAGAACGGCTCCTGCGAAGCCTGAGGGGCGTTTCCGGGGCGGGGGATGATGCCGAGGAACTTGGCTCGGCGGAGGGTGAGGGTTTCCCTGCGTTGCCCGTCGGTGCCCTGCCAGGCGTCGAGGGCGAGGGTTCCGGCGAGGGTGATCCGGTCGCCTCGGCGCACGGCGTCGGCGACGGTCTCGGCGTCGCGCTCCCAGAAGTCGGCGCGGATCCACAGGGGCTCGCCGTCGTCGTCCCAGTCCCCGGCGGGGGTTTGTTTGCGGGGGGTTGCGGCGACGCTGAGCGTGCACACGGCTTTGCCGGTCTGGGTGTACCGGATTTCGGGGTCTTGCCCGCAGTTGCCGGTGACGGTGACGGTCGCTGTCATGAGTGGTTCTCCTTCGTGAGGTTGGTGCCTAGCTGGGCTAGGCGGGTGGTGATTCCGGCGGGTGCCGGGGCGGTTTGAAGCTGGGGGGCGGTGGCGGGAAGCCCGGCGTGTTGGCGGGCTTTGGTGGTGGCTTGGTCGCGGTTGCCGGTGGTGGCGGCGGCGCGGGTCCAGGCTTGCCGGTAGGCGAGCTCGGCTCGTACGTCACCGGCGAGCTCGGGCGGGATCTCGGGGCCGCAGGAGCCCTTGAGGGCGGCTTTGA